CAGGATCGGCAGGCGGGCGGCTCGGGCGGCTCATATAGGGGCGGGCGGGCAGGCGGCAGGGGCAGGCCTGCAGGGGCGGGCAGGGGCGGCAGGCCTTCGGCCAGGCAAGCCTTTTGTTTTCAATGGGATAGGCTCGGCAGGCGGGCGGCAGGCGGCAGGCACGCCAGGCTAAAGCCTTTCCTATCAACAAGATAGCGTAAGCCCCTTGTTATCAACAAAACGGCGTAAGCCCTTTGTTATCAAGCAGTTACGGCTAACTTGCTGCAAACAAAGGATTTATCGATTTTCGGTCTTTTTCACTGACAGGAGACTAAATCCCGTTTTTTCAGTGAATTTCCCTCGTCCACTTCACCGAATCGCCGTCCACTTCACCGATTTGGAAGTTAGCCTTCGGGATTCCGGGTTAATCTTGATGCGATGATCTGCACGCAATGTGGCCAGGAGGTTCGCGGCCATGTCTGCAGGGCTTGCCAAGCCCTGCGCACGCGCCGCGGCATCCTGCTCCACCAGAGGCGCTTCCTCGCAACTTGGCTGGCCGGTCAGATCGACCTCCGCGTCAAGCGCATCGACGGTGTGCTGCATCTGGAGTTGTTCGATGACCGCTGGCACAGTTACTGCGGGGTCGAGATGTTCTCGGCGGTGGACCGGGAGTTTGTGAAGCTCCCGCCGGCTGACCTGTGCGCGGCGTGCCTGAAGGTGTTCGACGGCCTCATAGCCGAGGCCAAGGAGGTGTGAATGCTATCGCTCAAACTTGTGCTGATGGTGCTGGCCGTTGTCTGCCTGGGCTTGCACGCCGCTGGCGTGACAGCCCCGCGCTGCAACCTGCAATCCGCGGGTCTGTGCCTATGGGCACTCGCGGTCTTGCTAGTGTAGGAGTACGCTGAAATAAGCATTTAGTGTTTGCCACTTTTCCTCGCCCGCGTCCAGATTTTTTGCTTTCAGGACGCGGGCACTTTTCTCCAGGCCTACCACCCTATCCGTGACATTGCGGCCTATCTCGTTTATCATGTGCGCAGGCCGTCGCCGGGACTAGGCCTCGAACCAAAGTGATAACATCCCGCAATTTCCCACGGATGCTGTCACCATGCCCCTCGTCAATGAAGCCCAGTTGGCCAAAGCCCTCAAACGGGACCGCAAGGCCGTGCGCCTGGCGGCCGAACAGGGCCGTCTGACGCGTCGACCAGACGGCCTGTTCGATCTCGACCAATCGATCCAGCAGTGGGAAGAAACCACGCATCACGAGAAGGGGCACAACAACCGCGCGACGAAAATGCCGGCGGATATTCCGGTGCCCGAAATCCCGCTGCGCGCCGAAACCCGCAGCACGGATTATGCGAAGGCGCGGGCCGGAACGCAGATCTATGAAGCCCTGCTGAAGAAACTCAGCTACGAAAAGAAGGCCGGGAATTTGACGCCGACCCAGGATGTGGAGAACGCGCGCTTCACGGAATTCCGCATCCTGCGCGAAGCGTGCTTCAACATTCCGTCGCGGGTGGCGGCGATCGTGGCCGGTGAAACCGATGTGGAGCGCTGCCAGCAGTTGCTTGAAGCCGAACTGCACAGCGTGTTCAATGCGTTCGCGGAGGGGAAGCTAGCGGCATGACGCCTTCAATGGTTCTGCACACTTCGTTGCCCGGCCTGGCCGAGGCGTATGAAGTGACGCGGAAGGCCTGCCGCGCGGGAGCCAAGCCCGACCCGAAACTGCGCATCTCCGAATGGGCCGACCAGCATCGCGTGCTGACCACGCGCTCGTCGCCCGAACCCGGCATGTGGCGCACCAGCCGCACGCCGTACCTGCGCGACGTAATGGACTCGCTGATGGCCGAGTCGCCTTGGGAACGGGTGGTATTCATGTCCGGCGCCCAAGTCGGCAAGACCGAGAGCGGCAACAACTGGATCGGCTACGTGATCCATCTCTCGCCAGGCCCCATGCTGGTGGTGCAACCCAGCGAACAACTGGCCAAGCGCAACTCGAAGCAACGCATCGGCCCGCTGATCGAGGACTCGCCCGCGCTGAGTGCGCTGGTCCGTCCCGCCAAGGCGCGCGACTCGGGCAACACCATTCTGGCGAAAGAGTTCCTGGGCGGCATCCTGGTGATGGCGGGCGCGAACTCGGCCAAGCAGTTGCGGTCGATGCCCGCGCGTTACCTGTTCCTCGACGAGGTGGATGCCTACCCGGCGAACGTAGACCGGGAGGGCGAACCCTGCGACCTCGCCATCGCAAGAACCAGCAACTTCCGCCGCAAAAAGATTTTAATCACGTCCACTCCGACAATTGCGGGTCGCAGCCGCATCTGCCAGTTCTTCGAGCAGAGCGACCAGAATTTCTTTTACCTGCCCTGCCCGCGCTGCGGAGTATTCATCACCCTGCTGCCCGAGCAACTGGGCTGGTCGGAGAGCCTGCGCGGCCAGGCGAGTTACCGTTGCCAGGAATGCGAACGCGAGATCTTCGACCACGAGAAGACCCTGATGCTGGAGCATGGCGAATGGCGCTCAACGGCCAAGGGCGACGGCATCACGCGCGGCTACCACCTGTCCAGCTACTATTCTCCGGTCGGCTGGCTTTCCTGGACGCAGGTGATGCGCAAGCACGATTCCGCGGTGGCCTCGCCCGAAAAACTGCAGGGCTTCTACAACACCATCCTGGGCCTGCCGTGGGCCGACCAAGGCGAAGTGCCGGATGTGGACCGCCTCTATGAGCGCCGCGAGTCGTATGTGATCGGGGAGGTGCCCGAAGGCGGGCTGGTGCTGACCGCCGGCGCGGATGTGCAGATGAACCGTATCGAGGTTGAGGTGGTAGCCTGGGGCCGCGACCGGATCTCCTGGAGCGTCGATTTCCGCGTCCTGGAGGGCAACACCAACCAGCCGCAGGTGTGGGACCAGCTCACCCGGCTGCTCGAGGAAGAGTTCCCGACGTACTACGGCGGGATGCTGCGCATTCAGAAGCTGGCCGTCGATTCCGGCTTCAACACCATGCGGGTGTATGAATGGGTCCGCAGCACGATCGGTCAGCGGGCGATGGCGGTCAAGGGTGAGAGCCATGTGTCCGCGATGGTCGGCGCGCCCTCGGTGATCGAGCGCGGGCCGGCTGGTCGGCTGATCAAGGGCGGCGTGCGCCTCTGGCCGGTAAACACCGGGATCGGCAAGGAAGAACTGTACCGGTGCCTGCGGCTTTCCGCGCCCGACCTTGGCGCCGGGGAAGAGTGGCCAGCGGGCTACTGCCACTTCCCGTCGTACTCGAAGGAGTTCTTCGAGCAGCTATGCGCCGAGCAGTTGATTACGCGCACGCTGGCGGGCCGCACCACCTCGCACTGGGAAAAGCGCCGGGACCGCAACGAAGCCCTGGACGCCAGGATCTACGCGCGTGCGGCGGCAGCGACCCTGCGCATGGAGACTTGGCAGCCGAAGCGGTGGGCAGACCTCGAAGCGGCGTTGCGCGGCGGCGGCAGCGTCGGCCCCAGAAACATGAAGTCGCAATCGCCGATGCCGCAATTCCGTCCACTTCGGGCAAATGAGGGCTTTCTCGAATGACGCCAAACGGAAGACTCCCCTTTCAACCCCGGCCCGCCAACGTACGCTTCAAGCTGCCGAGGGTGGTAGATCCGGTGCAGGCCGCGGACATGCTGGAGAAAGCCCAGCAGGCGATGTTCAACCTGATCACCGGGCAGTTGCCGAGCGGGGTGGAAAACCCGCAGTTGGGCAAGGTGACCTTCAATGCTACCAATGCGGCGGATCTGCAGCGGCTGATCGACTACCTCAGTGGAGTGGTGGCGGCGGGCGGCGATCCCAACGGCAGCAACGTGCGCAAACCAATCAGTTTCTTCGGATGGCCATGAGTACCACGGTTCCCGCAGTCCGCAAGCCTGGCCTGATGGCGCGCCTCCTGGGCCGCCAGCGGGGTGCCGTGCAATTGCGCGCGGGCACCGACATGACGCAATGGCCCGTCCGCGACACGGCCTATGCCGGCGCTTCGTGGATTCGCAAGCAAATGTCGAACTGGTTTCCGGTGCGCGCCTCCGCTGATGTGGAACTGCTGAACGAGGCCGGAACGCTGATTGCCCGGTCGCGCGATCTGGACCGCAATACGGGTGTCGCCGCGGGCGCTTTCCAGACCATCGGTGACAACGTGGTCGGCTCCAACCTGCGCCTGTCGGCGTGGCCCGATTACCGCGCGCTCAACCGCACCCCGGAGTGGGCCGAGGAATGGGGCAGGCAGGTGGAGAGCCTGTGGAAAACCTGGGCCGACACCCCGGCTGCCGACGTGGCCAACAAGCTGACCTTCACCGGGCTGACGCATCTGGTCTACCGCAGCGTGCTGCAGAACGGCGAAGCGCTGGCGCTGCCCCTGTGGATGGAGCGGCCGGAAGTCGGGGTGTTCAAGACCTGCCTGCAGCTTGTGGATGCCGACCGCCTGGCGAATCCCGGCA